CTTACTTGCTTTATTGCAGCATGGCATTGATGGAAATGACATTGAAGGCATGAAAAAAGTGAAACGTGAGCTTGAAGAATATTTAATTGGAAAGTGAGGTGATATTATGTTGAAAATGAGCAATGAAACCTATGACATTCTCAAATTCATCGCGCAGATTCTGTTACCAGCTCTCGGTACTCTGTACTTCGCTTTGGCTACCATTTGGGGCTTCCCTTATGGTGAGCAGATCGTTGGTACAGTAACTGCGATTGATGCATTTCTTGGAACATGTCTCGGTATCAGCACAAAGAATTATCAGGAGGAACAATAAATGGCTCTTAATGGAATCGATGTTGCAAGTTATCAAACTGGACTTGATCCTGCAAAAGTACCGTGTGATTTTGTGATCGTAAAAGCCACTCAGGGGACTACTTATATTAATCCAGATTTTAAGCGCATGGCTGACGCAGCTATTGCTGCCGGAAAACTGCTCGGCATTTATCATTATGCCGGAGGCGGCAATCCAATTTCTGAAGCTAACTTTTTCCTGAAAATTATCAAGCCGTATATTGGCAAAGCAATTCTTGCTCTTGACTGGGAAAAGGACCAAAATCCAGCATTTAACAAATCCGACGTAAGTTGGAGCAAAACGTTTCTTGACCACGTAAAAGGACAGACTGGGGTTACGCCATTTATCTACATGAGCAAAGGGATGGGCTGTCGTGCTCATAACTGGATCGCAGTTGCTAAAGATTACCCGTTATGGGGCGCACAGTATGCTAATATGGATAGAACTGGATATCAGAAAAATCCATGGACAGATAATGGAAGTTGGGGTGCATGGGACAGAGTAACCATCTTTCAGTATAGCTCTGGCGGACAGCTTAAAAGCTGGAATGGCAGACTCGATCTTGATCTTGCTTACATGAATTCCAAAGAATGGGCAGAATGGGCAAGCGGCAAGCCTGTAGAAGATCCATTTCCTGACAAGACTGATACAGACCTTGCAGTGGAAGTTCTGTTTAACGCTCATGGTGTGGATGAAGCCAGAAAGAAAAAGCTTGGGATCCGTTGGTCCGGTGCGCAGGTACAAGTTGATAGACTTCTTAGAGATGAAAGCAAATTTCCACTTATTCTTGCAATTCAGCAGTACCTCAAGAAACATGGATTTGGGGAGCTTGTGAAATGAAAGAAGATGAAATTATAATGATCCCATATCTTGCACATGAAGGAGATATGGCAAGACAAGAGCGAACAATAAAAAGGCTATGGATTTTATGTATCATTTTGATACTGCTTTTGGCAGGATCTAATGCGGCCTGGTTTTATTATGAAAATCAGTTTGAAGATGTTGTAACCACCACGCAGACAGTAACTCAAGATGTTGATACTGGTGACGGCGCAGCCATAATCAATGATGGAGTACATGTAAATGGCGAGAGTGAAACAAACAGTAACTACAAAACGAACTAAAACAAGATCACGAAAGACTGGTGGAAAAAGTGGTTATCGCAAGTGTAATATGTGCCATGGTACCGGAAGAATAAAGGTTAAAAAATGATCACATATACAAATAGCCAAATTTCTCATATAATTGATGAATACGTCCATAATGAGCGTGATCGTAAAATTTTGAAACGCAGATTTGTAGATGGAATTGTGTTTGATAAATTAGCAGAAGAATTTGATTTGTCGGTGAGACAAGTTAAAAATATTGTTTATAAATCTGAAAAAATATTTTTAAAATATTTGAAGTGATTACAGAAAAATGCACAAGATGATCTTTGAATCTTTGTGCATTTTTTTGATGTACAAAGTACCACTATAGTGGTATAATAGATACAGTAAATGATATAGCGTTACTGCATAGTTGTCGGTTCTGGCGCATCGATCATCGAACGCCCGAGACGTACCAGCAGTATCTAGAAAGGAGATTATATTATGATGATGAATAATGTTGAAATGCTCGACACCGTTAAAGATTTTGATGCTCTGATCGAAAAAGCAAACACCATTCAGTCCATGTGCACCGACTATAAGGTTCCTGCAAGTTCTATCAGGATGACAGACAAGTGCAATTTGAAGTTTGGAGAAGAGGAGCTTCCCCTCAGCCGTCTTGCTACCGGCCATCTGTGTGGAAAACTGAGTGTACCTTCCAGATATTTTACCAGATTGGTAGATGCTCATCAGGAAGCCCTGGCTGCAGCCAATATTAATTGCTGGCTGGAAAATGATAAAAGAAATCTTTTCCTCAGAGGTTATGCCGGAATGATCAGAGGAGTTTTGTCCGGAAGTTATTCCGTATATGATGCTCCTGAGATTCTCACTACTGTAAGGGAAGTGTTTGATCCTCAGCACTTTGTTCTCAAAGGATCTTTTGTAAATCATGAGAGACTTCATCTGAGACTAGTTCAGAAAGAGATGCTCGATGTTGAAGGAGAAGATCTTTATGCTGGAATCACTCTTGACAGCTCTGATGTAGGAAGATCCGGTCTTTCCGTAAAGTTTTTCATTTGGAAACAGATCTGTACCAACGGGCTGACCATTTCCAAATCTGCTGCAAAAATGTTTAAGCAGAAACATATCGGGATTAATCATGATGATTTTGTAGAAGGTCTTACTATTGGATTGAATTCCTTCTATAATCTGAAAGATAAAGTTGCAGAATCCATCAATGAAACTAGAAAAATTCCCGTGAATGGCGATCTTGAAAAACTGATGGAAGAAGTAAAAAATGCTACAAATCTTTCTGATCAAGCTACTGAAAAAGTAATTCAGTTGATGCAGGTCAAATATGCTCCTAATAAGTGGGGATTGATCAACGGGATTACAGAGGTTGCTCAGGATTACACGTTGGAAACTAGACTTCAGCTTGAAGAAATTGCTGGGAGCATGCTTGTTGGTTAATGCTTAATCATAGGACCAGGTCGAAAGATCTGGTCCTTTTTTCATCTAGTAAACCTGCACAATTCTATCCTTCAATCCTTGTGTGGTATGTACATGTACCTCTTTGGTGGTATATATTATAATAGATAATGTAGATGGCACATGTTGTGTTTAATTATAGGAGGAAAATACGATGACCAATGAAAAAATCTTAGAGAAGATCAAGAATCTGTTGGACCTGGCAAATAATAATCCCAATGAGCACGAAGCTTTAGCTGCTGCTCTTAAAGCTCAGCAGCTTATGGCCAAGCATGGAATTGATGCTTCTGCTATCGACGTAGATGAAGCTAAAGATGAGATCTATCATGCCGTTTATTCTGACACCGGTAAACACGAAATGAAGAAATGGAGACAGAGCCTTTGCACGGTAGTTGCTCGTAATTTCAGATGTGAGGTTTATTTATCTGGAAGCGCGGTTGTTTTTTATGGATATAAAAAAGATGCTGAGATTGCTCTTGAAGTTTTTAAATTCTTATATAATACCGGCAATAAACTTGCTCTGAAGTGCTATAATATCGCAAAGAAGAGCGGTAAAAATACCAGAGGACTTATGAATACGTATCTTATGGGATTTGTAGCTGGAATTAAAGAAGCACTTGATAAACAGTGCATGGCTTTGATGATCGTAACTCCTCAGGAAGTTAAAGATTCTTATGCTGAAATGAGTAAAGGTTGGAAAAGTAAGAAATCTACTATTACTATCAATGGTCATGATCATAAGACCTATGAGCAGGGCCGTCAGGACGGGAAAGATGCAATTTCTGCCAGACAGATCGCCGGTTAACAAGTAAATATTGCTGCATAAGATATTATTCTTATGCAGCAATTAAAAATAACATCGTGATAATTCATATGAAAGGAGAATTAAAATGACGTATAGAGATAGACTTATTGCAAAAAGAATGATAGACCTGAAAGAACTTGCTATTAAATACTCTGTTAAGATCAATGAAAAAGGATCTAAAGCTACTGCGGTAGATAAGATTCTGAAAAAGATGGACGAAGTTTTTAAGACAGAATTTACCGATAAAGAAATTAAAGAGATCAAGGCTGATCTTGACAACGGTGTAACCCTTATTGCTGCACTGGAAAAAGCAAGGGACGCTTCTTATAATAAACC